TTACTATTCCAGATTCAATTGAAAAAACTTACACAGTTCAAGATGCTTGCGATCATGCAGGTTTCACTTTAACTTTTAAAACTACTTCTGGTTCAGGTGTTCTTTTATGTGAAGGACATACTTATCAATTATGGTCAGATGGTACAAATATATACAAAGGTTCTGAAGAAAAAGTATGGAGAGCAATTACTGCTGCTGAAACTGTTCAACCAGGTGCACAAATTTTAGCAAACACTAATGGTGGATCATTTACTTTAACTTTACCTGCATCACCAACTACAGGACAAGAAGTATCTGTAATTGACCAAGGATATGATTTTAATACAAATGCATTAACTGTTGGAAGAAATGGTTCAAATATAGTAAACAGCGCCGCAGATCTTACTGTAAGTACACAAGGAGCTGGTTTTACATTAGTTTACTCAGGAGACGCAACTACGGGTTGGACTTTCAAGGAGAAATAATAAATGGCAACATATGAAGCTTCAAAATATGATTTTTCAGCGGGTGCCATTACTGGAATCCAAGCACTTATTACAGGAACAATTATTCCTTGGAGTAGTTCATCAATTCCTTCAGGTTATTTAGAATGCGCAGGTACGGCAGTATCTAGAACAACTTACGCAGATTTATTTGCTGCAATTGGAACAACTTACGGATCAGGTGATGGTTCTACGACTTTTAATGTTCCCGATTTAAGAGATAAAGTTGTTAAATGTGTAAGTAATAACCAAAACGCAGGGACTACTGGAGGAGCAAATACAGCAACTCCTAATGCCCACAGTTATGGAAATACCTCTTTATCTAATAACACAATTCCGTCACACAATCACAACAAAGGAAGTATTGGAACTCCTGGAAATTATAGTATGACTGCTGGAAGTGGAAACAGAGCAACACAACTTTCAAACATAAATACTAGTTCTACAGGATCGGGATCCGCTCATAATCATTCAGTTAACGCAGGGAGTTTATCTAGTACACTGCAGCCCTACATTGCAGTTATCTATTTAATTAAAACATAATTATGTCATACGAATCAGCGAGATATGCATTTGATGGAACTAATTTATCTGATCTACCTAAGGTAGATACAGGTTCGATTATACCTTGGCCGACAACTTCTGCTCCTTCAGGTTATCTAGCATGTGCTGGCAGTGCAGTTTCAAGAACAACTTATTCTGATTTATTTGCAGTTATAGGAACAACATACGGATCAGGTGATGGTTCTACGACTTTTAATGTTCCTAACATGACAAGCAGAATACCTGTAGGTAAATCTAATACAAAAGCTTTAGCCTCTACGGGAGGAGCTAATACTGCTAATTTAAATAGTGTAAGTATTAATAATACAACTATTAGTAATACTACTATGGCCGCTCATTCACACGCTTCAAGAGTGGGAGGATCTAATAGAAATACTGGAAATAGTGGTAATTTATGCCCTACAAATGAAAATAATAGTGCTAATAATGCTGGAGGAAGTGCTGCTCATAATCACACAACAAATGCAGCTTCAGCCTCGACAGTGCAACCATATATTGATATAAACTACGTAATAAAAACTTAAGGAGTAAAAAAAAATGACAAAAGTATCGGTAATTATTGAAGATAGAACAATTGTAGTTGATAATGAAGGTTTTCATTTATCAGGTAATGAATCTTGTTGGAACGGAATAGACCCTGATATAAGAGCTTTTCAATACGATTCAAATGATTCAAATCAATGTTCAATTGAAAAATCACAAGAAAATATTCCTTGCACTTTGTCAGATGTTCAAGTTTTTATTGACGCTCATACTGCGGAAAAAGCTAGAATCCAACAAGTAGAAGATGATTTTCAAAATTCTTGGGATAGAATCAGACAAGAAAGACAAAATTATATTTTTGACACTGATTGGACACAAACAGAAGATTCTCCTTTAACAGATGCAAAAAAAGAAGAATTCAGAGTTTATAGACAAGCTTTAAGAGATATGACTACTACTTATTCAGAAGTTGAACCAAGAAATTTAAACTTTTACGAGGGAGATGTAATTAGAACAGAACAAGATGGTACAAAAACTGTAGTAATTGCTAAACCAAGCACAACATAGGATTTTAAATGGCAGCATATGAAGACACTAGATACGACTTTGATGGACAATACTTAGAAGGACTTGTATTAGTTGATACTGGTACAATTGTTCCTTGGCCAACAAATTCTGTTCCTTCGGGTTATTTAGATTGCAATGGTGCCGCAGTTTCGAGATCAACATATGCTGATCTTTTTGCAGTTATAGGAACAACTTACGGATCAGGTGATGGTTCTACGACTTTTAATGTTCCTAATATAAAAGATAGAGTTTGTAGAAGAGCAAATTCAGTTAATAATAAAGGAGGAGCTAATACTGCTTCTTGTTCAATTTCTACTTCATCGAGAACTTTGTCACTTAATCAAATACCATCACACACTCATAATGGTCCTCCAGGTAAAGGATCAGATGGTATCGGAAATGGAAGTAATAATACCACAATGGGTTATGCAGGAAACTGGGCATGGGGTAACCAAGGTGGTGGTGGCGCTCATTCTCATAATATTACTGGAGGAAATGTTAGTACACTACAACCTTATGTAGCAACATTTTTTATAATTAAAACATAATATGACTAAATACGTTTTACATATAGAAACTAAACAAATATATATTGATCAAGCATCAAAAATTTTTGATAATTTATTAAACTGGCCTACTGATGGAATGTTAGCTTTTAATTGGGATACAGAAACAAATTCTGGAATTGCTGAATACTACGACAGAACTGTTGAGCATACTTCTTTACCTGAAGATATTAATTCTTTAATCACATTAGCTCAACAAGATTTAGATGAAACAAAAAGAATAGAAGCTTTACCATTTTATGAAAGACCAGGTTATGATTCTTGGGAAAGAGTAAAAGAAGAAAGAGATTCATGTCTTAAAGCAACTGATTTATGGTTAGTTCCTAAAGACAGACCAATTGTTAACAAACAGGGTTTAATGGATTTTAGAGCATTTCTTAGAGATATTCCTCAAACTTATGCTGACGTTACTCCAAAGGACATAAGATTTATAGGTGATGATACTAATTTAAGAATAGAAGTAAATGGATCTGTAGTTGCTTCTTTACCTGAAGAATTTATTTAAATTTAATTCTTGTACTAAGATCTTTGTAATAATTACTAAACTGTCTACCTTTTAAATGTAAATGAGATTTCCATTTAGTTATTAAGTCTTTATCAGGATTAATTTTACAAACCATATCCCAATTATTTCTTTTGAAAGGAACACACAAAACTATTGGCTGTCCTCTTTTTAAAACATAACCCTCTCCAATTTTTAATTTATTCCAATTAATAACAAATGGAAAATTTATTTCATGCCATTTATCTGTATCTACAATAGCTTCAAAAGTATATATTTCATCATCGTAGTCATTTATTTTAGGGTTTAAAAACATTGTAGAATATCCAGGGGGTGTTTTAATTAAAAACGGATTGTTAAACTTTAAAGCATGATGTGCTTTCCATTTATCAATAATAGGCATTGCCCAAACTTGTTGCCTAGCATGTGATGAAATAAAAGCTTCTCCCTCTACAGGAAAGTTAGGAGGATACTGATGTTGAAATATTACTTGTCCTTCACCATCATCTGCTTTCTCTATTAGAATATCACAAGGACTTACAATATAAAAACCATGTGTTAACATTTCTAAAACAGGAGGACATTTTTTTACAGTGGCTGTATCAGGTCCTCTATTAAAAGTTTTCATACTTTTATACCAATCCGGTATAAGTTTTTTAGCTGGAACAGGTTCTAAATAAAAGTCTTCTAATGGAGCATCTTTAAAACCAACACGGTCAGTCAGTAAATGAAACTCAATTTTTTTTGAAAACGGTTTTTTGAATATATTCTTTAAGTTTTGAAAAAACAAAATTCCTCCTATGTTCTGTATTTATGTATTTTTTAATATTAAGCTTATACTCTTTTTCAGTTAGCGGTGTCAATAGAAATAAAGGATCGTGTTGCTTAATAACAATATGTTTTTTATCATTTTTAATATTTATAAAAAAATTTAATTGATGCATATCTGTTCCCGCTAGTATACCCGGAACAATATCTATTTCAGGGAAATGCCAGTCAGGTGAATGAATCATAAACTGATCTTTTTTAATATCTATAAATAAACCAAAATTAACTATTAATGTTTTAAATACATCTGCATTTGGAGGTAAGTATGCATTAAATTTAGTTGAAGGATGTTCCAATACGATATCGTGATTAGTTTCAAAATTACCTACGTAAATAGCATTTTCAGTTATTTCTATGTCATAGGGAGAAGTAAATAATAAAGATTTTTTATGAAAATTTAAAAAACCACTACAAGTTTTTAAGGTTCGTTGAGATTCTAAGTTATATAATCTATTTGGAATACGTTTAAAATATGCAGGTAAATTTTGAGGAAAAGGAAGAATAAACTCTTCTAAAAATTCAGGGCTAATATCACGCGTTAAAATTGTAAGCACAGCTAATCCTTGTTTCATCTTGTTTATGCATTTCTACGCAATGTTTTAAATATCCTGGAAAAATTAAAAGATTTCCTTGTATAGGTAGAAATGAAATTTCGTGATAAGTCATTTGAACATTTTCATTAAACGGAGCTTTAAAAGCTATATCGTGTAACGGACTTTGAAAAAAAGTTTTTGCACTTTTATTATTTGACTTTAAAAAGTATATTGCAGATACATCATGTTCATAATGAGAATGATATTCTTGAAAGTTATTTTTATAATAAACATTAAACCATGCACCATTAGGTTTCATAGGACTTACGTATCCTATAAGAGTTTTGTAAATATCAACTTGTTGATAAACCCAAGTGTTTAAATTTTTAAATTCACTTACAGTATTAATATCTATATTATGTAATGTATTAAATGTATCTTTTGAAATCCAATTTGTTTTTAGGTTTTTATTTTTTATTTGAGAATTTTTTATAAATTTTTTTAAACTATTTAAAATAGTTTTATGTTTAGGATTATAGGACTCAGCTATTACAGTTGGTGATATAATATGTTGTTTCATTTATCAAAAGAATGGTCGTAAGTGTTATCTGGATAACCTATATTTATGTTAAAAGACAAAATTGTTTTAAATAATTTTGATTTTATTTTAGGTGCTCTATGTATGATATAGCTAGGAAATATAATCAAATCTCCAGTATTTACTTTAAATTTTTTTAATTGTTTGTTATCTAATGGATTTAAATATTCTGTACTGTATTCTATATCAGGTAGATCCACATAATATACCCCTGTAAAGTTTTCTCCGTGAATATGCCAGCCGTGCTCATTATTTTCTTTGTATTGTTGGTACCATAAATTTTGTATGGTATAACTATTATATCCTGCTTTTAGAAAACACTCTTTAAAATGAGGTTCCAGATAAGGTAAAATATATTGAACCCAAGGTCTTTCGTTATCTCTACCTTTATACCAATCACTTTTTTTAATATGTGTATTAGCTTCTTTTTCTATAATTTCTTTTCCATCTGATTCATTTATCAATTTAATTAAGTTATCTTTTACCAATAAATGAGGTTTAAAATGCGAGTGTATGTAGAAGGTATCTAAAGGTTTAATCTGTATCATTTTATGAATTACTTGTATCTAAAACTATATTGGCAGTTAATCTTAGCCAAGGACAGCCTTTTATAGGGTTATCTCCAGTATGAAATTCACTTGAATTAAAATATACTATATTTCCAGGTTTAAATTTATACTCTTGTCCATCCACCCAAAAAGAACCCAACCATGATTCTTGCCATACAGGAGTTAAAAAAACTAAAAGACTATGAACAGGTTTATCGCCTTCATTATCAGAATGAAGTTTAGTTGTAGATTCTGCAAAAGTAGCGTTTACAAAAATTCTTAATATATTATAATTCATACCTATTTTTTGTTCATCAGCTTTTTGTTTTATTCTAAAAACTAAACTTTGAAAATAATCAAACCATTTATCATTAGGTTGAATATGGAGATTACCAATAGTTGGAAAAACTCTATCTATACCAGGAGCTGGTCTTGCAAACGCATTTAAAGTCCAACCATGTGTTCTTAGCAATTCTTGATATAGCCAATGAAGTTCTTTGGGGCATAAAACGTTATTAAAAAGGTGGGGTTTCATGTTTTTATTTTAGTGTTAAAATTTGTATCTTTCATTATATTTATAAGTATTGTATAGTATATTATATGCTACAAAAATTAAATTTCAAGCCTGGTTTTAACAAGATGATCACGGATTCAGGAGCCGAGTCTCAATGGGTCGATGGTGATTTTGTTCGATTTAGATATGGATTGCCTGAAAAAATAGGAGGTTGGAATCAACTTACAATTCAAAATATGACTTTACCGGGTGTAGCCAGATCACAGCATGCATGGACATCTTTAGCAGGTGAAAAGTATACTGCAATCGGTACCTCACAAGGTTTATTTTTATATTATAGTGAATCCTTTTATGACATCACTCCTTTAGACACAGGAATTACTGGAGCTGACTTTGATGCAACAATCGGTTCACCAACAGTTACAGTCAATAAAACTGCTCATGGTTTACTAGATGGAAGATATGTAACATTTTCTAGTGTTACGGTGCCAACAGGATCAGGATATGCTACAATAGATTTTACAAACAATTCATTTGAAGTCTTAAATGCAACTGCAAACACTTTTGAGATTACAATGCCATCTAATTCAGCAGCTACAACTTCTGGAACAGGATCTGCACAAATTGATCCATATGTAGTTGTTGGTCCAACGTTTCAAACTGCAGGTTATGGTTGGGGTACATCAACATGGTCTGATGATACTTGGGGCACGGAGCGTTCAACAAGTAACGTGATTCTGGATCCAGGCATCTGGAGTTTAGATAACTTTGGTCAAATATTAGTTGCAACCATTCATAATGGTAGAACATTTACTTGGGATGCAGGAGCCTCAGGTGCAAGAGGAATTAGAGCAACGATTATGACTGGTGCACCCACTGCATCAAGATTGACACAAGTATCGGATAGAGACAGACATGTATTTCATTTTGGAACGGAAACAACTATTGGTAATTCATTAACACAAGACCCAATGTTTATAAGATTTTCAAATCAAGAAGATTTTAATACTTATGCTCCAACAGCAACTAATACTGCAGGGACATTTAGATTAGATAAAGGAAACGTGATCGTTGGGGCTGTATCAGGTAAAGATTATACATTAGTACTAACAGATAGTTCTGCGTATGTAATTCAATTTGTTGGTCCACCATTTACATTTAGTGTAAAACAAGTTGGCACAAACTGTGGACTAATTGGTCAAAATGCATTGAGTTATTCTAATGGTGTTGTCTTTTGGATGTCAGGTGAAGGTGGATTTTTTATGTACGATGGTACAGTAAAAGCAATACCTTGTTTAGTTGAAGACTTTGTATTTACAACTACGGGAGACAATTTAGGAATTAATTATAATGCAGGTCAGATAATTTATGCAGAACACAATACTTTGTATAACGAAATAAATTGGTTTTATGCAAAAGATGGTTCTGAACAAATTGATAGATGCGTTACTTTTAACTACGGAGAAAACTGCTGGACAACATCATCACTAGCTAGAACTAGTTATGTAGACGCAGGCGTATTTAATTTACCATATGCAACTGAATATAATTCAACAGCTGTACCTAATTTTCCAATACAAGGAATTACTGCAAAGTATGGAGCATCAACTTATTATGCTCATGAAACCGGAACCGATCAAATCAATTCATCTGGTACGACTTCTATTGATGCCTATATTCAATCTGGAGACTTTGATATATCCGCAACAAGAAGTGCTCTAGGAGGCACAACCGGTCTAGCTGATCTTAGAGGAGATGGTGAATTTATTATGTCCATGAGTAGATTTATACCAGACTTTAAGGTATTGACCGGTAATTCAAAAATTACATTACTATTAAACAACTATCCAAGTGATACCGCATCAAGCTCACCTCTTGGCCCCTTTACAATTACATCATCTACTGATAAGGTAGATACTCGAGCAAGAGGAAGACTTCTTGCAATCAAAATTGAAAACGACGCTATAGGTGAAACTTGGCGTTATGGAACATTACGAGTAGATATTAAACCGGACGGAAGAAGATAATGGG